GACACGTACACAGTGAAGCGGTCCAACATGCCGATCTTGCCAGTACGGATGGTGCTGGATTGATCGCCAGAGAAGTAGGCTTGAGCGATGCTAGATTGCATCAACAGGTGACGGTCGTAGGGAGACAAGATCAACCAACGGCCATCTTCAGGCACGTTCTGCTCGTCCAACACGGTAGACATGCGCAAGATCGCCTTCAACACGTTTTCAGGTGTTGCTTGGTCGATAGGAGCAGTGTCTGTACCCAAGTTGTAGGCAGCAGAAATAGCACCAGCAGTACCGCCGTAGTTGGCAGCGTCAGCACCTTCGGTCACGAAGCTGTTGAAGAACACTTCGTTTTCGATTTGGATTTTCAACTGCTTGGCAGCGTCTTCGGTGAACATGTTCATCAAGTTCATGTCTGACTGATAGGCCAACACGTCGTTCACTTGAACGCCGAAGTATTTGCCCTTGTTCACTTGCATATCTTGGTAGATAGGAGTGGGGACTTCGTAGTTCAGGTTTTGACCTGCGGTGTAGTCAGAGATGGTGATGGTGGGAGCCAAACGGATACGGATGGTATCGCCTTGGTTCTTCAACTCGCCTTCGTAGTCGGTGTTAGCGACTTCAGACAACATGGTGTTTTGGTAGAACTTGGCCAACAGTTTGCCAGACCACAAGGTCGGGATAAACGCGCCAGAGTAAGAAGTGCTCGTATTGAACGGAGCTTGAACGGGATAAACAGCAGCCATCTTGGCCTCCTAAAAGTTAAAACAGGTTGGGTTTCCGACTGGCTGCCTAAGAATTACGCGGTGACGCGACCTTCTTTGTAAGCCAAGTCGATTTCAGCTTCAAGTTTTCTTGCCTCTTCGAGCTTGCCCTTAGAACTCAAGTCTGCTGCTTGGATAAACATCTTTTGGACTTCGGAGTCTTTCAAGATGCGACCCTGCGGAGCAGGCTGAGCGTTAGAGCTCGTGCGATTTGGCTGAATCTGACGTGCGATTTCTTCGGCCTTGCTTGTGGCTTGCTCTGTGGGAGGTGTAGGAGCGAGAGTCGCCTTGTACAAACTCACATAGTGTGCAATACCTTCTGCGTCGCCTCGGTTGAACGCTTCTTGCGCAACAGTCATTCGTGGGCCACGTAGCAACGGGTCAACTTCGTTTAGCCATGCGATCCACTTGGGATCAACATTAACAGCTTCGAAGTCGGGCACCAAACGGTGCAGACGCTGCTCAAATGTAGCTTCAGACACTTGAGTACCGGTAGCGGTCAACTGCTCGCGCAGCTTCTCGTTTTCGGCTCTCATGGCATCTAACTCACCACGGAACTCTGCTGCAACTTCGCGTGCAACTTTGCGTTGGACTTCAATCAAGTCCGAGCCGAATGCTTCAACATCAGCATCCGTGACCAACTTCTCTTGTGTAGGTGCTTTGGTGGGTTCGGCGGGCTTGGCTTCAGCGGCTTTGCGGAGAGACTCCACTTGGCCTTTGAGTTCACGCAAATCAGCGTGCAAGCGCGGCACTTCAGCATCGTACATACCCTTGAGGGTCTTGTATTTCTGCTCCCATTTTTCTTCAGCTACGACAGGTTCAGTCGGTTCTGACTTTGGTTCGACAGGTGTTGGCTCGGCTGGAGCGGGACTAGGATCGGGTGTGGGCTCTGCGGGTGCTGGCTCAGGAGGCGATTCGCCTTGTTTCTGGCTATCAGCAATCTGCTGCTCAATCATTTCCAGTTCCTTCAACTGGGCTTCTACTTGTTTTGGCAATGCCATTTTTAGTTTCCTTTAAGCTCCAACTCCGTTTCAGCTCCTACTTCGGTCTGCCTACGCGTAATGGTTTGCTACGGACAATGAACCGGTCAGTTTCCTAACCGGGCGAGAATCTCGGGTGATTTTTCAACCGCCTCAAGAAAATCGGTAATGGCCTCTGCTCGACCTTGTAGACGATGAATCCGGACTGGGTCTTCAGCTTGAACCAACGCGGTTTTCACCTCATCGAGTCGAGTCTTAAAAAGGTCCAGCAGGGCTTCATGCTCTGGAAGCTTACAGCGGGTTAGCGCCTGTATATGCTTCCGGTCGGGCTTTTGGCCTACAAAAATCTTCATGTGTGAATTCTATACGCAAACTTACAGGGTGTGTCAAGAAAAATTTCGTTACACACCATTGGGTCGTGCCGACATCATGTTTCCTTCACGACCGCCGACTTGGCTGCCATCAGGGAGCATGTTTTTCGGAGCAGGACCTTGCATCATTCCGGGCTGTTGGGGCAACGGCTGACCGTCTGGACCAACGCCCATCAACTGGGCGATCTGACCCTGCAACTCAGCGATCATCTGCTGTTGTTGCTGGATGGTACCAACGGTCTTGCGGTCAGGCACGATGCGATCAACGTTACCACTGAGGTTCTTCGCTTGGTCACGCAGCAACTCGGCTGCGCCTTCCATGCCAACGATCTGTTGCGCCACAGGGCTGTTGAGCACCACTTGCAAGAACTCGTTGCGGCGGACAGCTTCAGCTTCTTTGATGACGAGACTCGTTGCACCCTTGGCTACGATGTTCACATCGCCGACCAAATCTGGATCGTCGCTGTAGCGCAAGTTGTCTTGGTACAGACGTTCGATGGCGGGGGTGATCACGTTGTGGTCGATGTTGCTGATCACCTGCTTGATACCCTTGCCAGCGTTGCTGATGAGCATGGACAAGCCAGACGATGTGCGGCCCGCGCCGGGAGTGTTCTCGCCAGTCATGTAACGAGGGATCATGGTGTCTTCGTCAGCGCGTGCGCTGAACTTTTCAAACACGGCCATCAACTCATTGGCGTTACTCTGAGGTTGGAAGAATGTTAGCGGCTGGGTGCTGTCGTTCACCTCAGACTGCGTGAACTGCCAAATCTTCCATGGGTGCAAGTCAGTGATGTCTTCGCCGGGCGGCAAGCGCGACACGTTTACACCTACCTGCGGGCCCGAGCTGATACCCATGTTGTTGGCCAGTGCGCGTGCAGAGGCGTTCACCATGGCTTGCGCGTCACGGCACAAATCAGTCACACCCTTGCCCTCAACGGAGCCGGGGAGGTTCTCGTAGCTGGTCAAGTAGTAAGGCTTGCGACCCAACGGATCGTAGTTCAACACAGCGCGAATGACGATGTTGCCAATTAACCATACTTCGCATGGATAGTTCAATGTGGGATCGGGAATCTCTTTGGCAGTCAGGCCCCACTCGATGAGCAAGCTACCTTTGACTGAATCCCACAGCTGGATCGCGTCGATCAAGTCGCCTGAGATGATGGCCTCGGTGACATACTTGCCTTCGGCGTCCGCCTTCGAGGCGTCGGTCCACAGCCACTCTTTCATGCCGTTGGTATCGAACTCGTTGAGCACGGTACGAATCGAGTCGTCGTTGTAACCGGGCACGCCGATCAACGCCTGCAAGTCGTCCGCAGTCATGCGGTGGCGCTCGATCACATAGCCGTCGCCGAGTTCCCATGACCATGGTGCCCAGTACAGCATGAACGGATCAACACGCTCCCACTCGTTGCGGATTGTCTCCACGGGCACGAGCTTGTTACCCTGCCACTGCAACGACTTGCGTTTGCGCTTGATGGGGCCTTTGAGCACGGCGTAGGGGAAGGTGACGATGTCGTCGAGGAACTCGTTGAACGCTTTGTACCAACCGCCCTCTGCGAGCTGGTCTTCCATCTTGCGCTCCATGCGCCCGACGCGATCGGACGACTCTTCTTTGAGTTGGCGCTGCGCCTCATCTTTCATCTGCATGGCAATCTGGCGAAGCTGCTCTTGTGAGGGAGGCTGCCCACCTTGCTCGATGTGCGCCATCAACTGCTGAGCCAGCTCGGCCTGCAAGCCTTGCAAAATCTCTGGAGGCATATCAGGGTTAGGTGTGCCCTCGATACTCCATGGCTTGTCAGCACCTGAACCCAGCAGCGTGTCACGCAACCAGCTTGTAGCCGCACGGCACTTTACCGAAGTCAGGTTGATGTAAATATCCGAGCCGCCTTGCTCTGCAATGTCTTGAGCCTTATCAGGGTCGTACTCTCCGTTGCGCTGGCGCAAGCACTGCAACATGCGATCTTCCAAGTCGCGCTTCGCTGTGCGGGCGCTGTCCCATCGTGTGCGAACGTGGGCTGCTAGGCCTTGGATGACTGGTTTGTTTTGCAGTTCATCACTGCGCTTTTTTGCTTCAGCTTCTAAATCAGATGCACGTGCAACGGGGATGAGAGCGGCCATGGGGTTTCCTTATCAGTTCCAAGGTGTGCCGGGTGCACCAGCGGTTGGGCCTTTGATGAGCAAGAGTATAAACAGCGATGAGCAGCCGTTGTTCGATGAGCTGCCGATGGCTGTAGCCTCGATGTCTGTTTTCTCAGGCACTGCCACGGGGTACTCGAACGTGTAGTTCGCAACGCCGTTGTTCAAAGTTGTCACAGCAGCAGTGTTGCGTATGCCAGACTCACCACAGGTGAGCAACCGCCCTTGAACTTGGTTGGTACCACCAGCCTGCCCAGATGAGAACAACCCTTGCACGATATACGCAGTGTGCCCAGCTGGCACAGTGTAGTGCCCTGTCACAGTGTTGTTGTAGTTGAACTTGATGAGGTTGTACACCGTGGCTGGAACGCCTGATGTCACAGTGCCTGTGCCAATGTAGATGTCGCCCTCGGCGCTGAGCGAGGAACCCGCTGTCGCAACGAATGCGTAGTTGATGCGCACCATGGCTGTACTCATGGTGACAGCGGTCTGGCCGTTGAGTGTGACGGTCTCCGTCACCTCGTTGAAACTAGCGTCAAGCCCTTGGATAACAACCGTGCGTGCGCCGCTGCCAGCTGCTGTGTCGTTGGCACTCGACGAGCTGACTTTCATATTCACTGCCGATGCGGGACGAGAGATCACACCGGTGTACGGCCAGATGCTGACCTCTGTGGTGTCTACATCTGGGTTAAAGCCAAACACGGTGACGTTGCGATGACCGGCAATCTGCCCGCGTGCAACTTGCACTGTGAAGTCTTCGTGCCGACGCTCAGCGCTGATCGAGGGGTAAAAAGTAGACATGCTGTCCCTTTAGAAAGTTGGCCGAATTGTACCCCCCGCCCGCGCACGGTCAAGTGTACGCATACTTGGCCTTCTTAATTTCTCGGCGGCCAGTGTTCACCGTAGCACCGCGCACGTTCATGTCGATCACCGAGTCAGCGTACTGGTTGGCATCATGGACGTGGGAGAACTCGTTCTTGTCGGGCTTGTCTTCCATCTCACCATTCTTCTTGATTTTGTACCGGTACCCGTAGCGGAAGCCCTTGATGAGCGACTTGCATTCCGGGTCGATGACATACATCGCCTTACCCTCTAACTGTTGATTTAGCAAGCGCTCGACCGCTTGAATACGCAGCTCTGGCTTGTTCGTCGGGGGTCGCACGCACTTGAACCCCGCGTCTTTGAGCACGTCGACGAGCGACATCTCGTTTTGCTGCTGCTTTGCAAATCCTGCCGGGTCGGGAGCGCACACGAACGTACACCCCTGCATGTGGTTGGCTATGAACGGGTTTAGTCGTACGCGGATAAAAGTCTCGATGCCCATGTTCTCCGACACGAGCTCCGCCAGTGTCACCACGCGCCCGCGAGGGTCCCGTTGCTTGAACACTGCTGCTGGTGTGCGCCCGAAGTCAACGCCGATGATGACTGGGTAGTCCGCCGATTTGATCGGCTTGATGCGGTTCTGAGCCACATGGAAGTCAAAAATGAAAGTCTTCTCATACACCGGTGTGCCCGACAGCGATCGCCCGTACTCCGATCGGAGGTACACACGCAACCAGTCCTCGGTCTTGCCCGGGATCAAGTTGGGGTAATACTGCTTGGGCAGATGGTCGTAGTTGTCGCACTCAGGGTTGACCGCCCACTCGCCGCCGTCCTTGTCCAGCAGCAGCTCCTCGGGCTCCTCGCCAAAGCGCTCAAGGTACACCTCGGGTTTGAGGATGGCCGCAGGCTGCTTGTACACCGCCCAGTTCGATGGTGGGTTCTCCATTTTGTCATGCCACCATGTGTCCTCGTCGGGCATGTTGGTATCGAACAGCGCACACGACCTCGTGGGGCCGCCGTCCTTGGCCGAGGGGTATCGGTTCAGACGCGACAGTAGGCCGTCAACAACCTCGGGGTGGAGCTCTCGGCTCTCGTTACCCCACAGGAACGTGGTCTCCAGTGACAGCGCCTTTCGCACGTCGTCCGGCGTATCGAGCGGAATAAATATCCACTCCGACTCCACCGTGGTGCCATCAGGCAGCCGAGCCATCAGCACGAACGTTTTCTCCACAGCCTTCCAGATACCCGCTTCGCCCGGGGGCAGCCAGTCGAACACAGTCTTTCGGGTTGTCAGCGCCAGCTGGTCAGCCGTGTTACGCACGATGACCGCCCGAGTTTTTCGTACGCCCTTCGCGTTAGGTGCTTGGCCGCATGCCAGTCGAACGAGCTCATGTACACACGTCACTGACTTACCGCCGCCGACCGGCCCGGCTAGAACTCGAACGTACTGGTCGTCCAGCATGTACTCACGCTGGGTTTCCGTTGGCTTGTAGGTGCTCATTTGAGGCGTCCCACATACGCAGTCATGAGGCGGGTGCTGATATTCTGGATTGCGTACGCTTCGCCTTCGTCCCCAAAACAACCAAGCTTGCCCGCCTTTTTCTCGGCTTGCTGCCACACATGCACCGCCTCATGCACCAGCAGTGCCGCCACGTCGATGGGTTCTTCTTCGGCGCAGCGTTCCAAGTCAAGCCCAACGATACAAGCAACACTGCCCTTTACATTATCGAAACTATGCGTGCACGCTGGCCATCCGTTGGGGACAAATAAGTCTGTGTAGTCAGCACACTCAATATCTTTCAGCGCTTCAACAAATTCCGATTGCGAAGTCACAAGCGCAAGATACCCACCCATAAACAGGGTGCGGTCAAGCCATAAATTCTTCTTTTTCATTTAATCTCCTTGACTTCTGCGTCCAATGTTACCGGCTGCACCGCAGGGCTTGGGTTATTGCTCAAGCTGATGGACTGGCCACCACCCAAGTCGATGGAAATACTGAACCCCGGCCCAGTGTGCACCTGTTTTTCCTCCTTCGGCTCCAAGCCACCGAGCTTACTGAGCGTTTTGAGGACTTCGTGTTTCTGACTGAGGCTGGCATCCGAGCTCGATGCTAACAGGTACACCTGATCCAAGATGTCTCCGGCCATCCATGCGGACTTGGCCTTGAAGGTGACGCCGTTTTTCGCAAACTCGGAGCGTTTTGCAGCCACTTGGAGCTGAAACCACGGTGCCGCAGCCAACTCTTGGTACTGTTCGACGCTTAGACCGTGACGAGCGGCCACGATGAGGTCGTCTTCCATGCCCAAAGCAATGCTGGCCACCATTTCATCGCTCACCAACGGGAACGAAGTGGTTTTAGGGGCGTATTCGAGGGGCTCTTCCCCTATATTTTGGTCCTCAAGCCCCATTTTTTGCCTCTAGAGCAGCTTTTTCGACCGCTGCAACGTACTTTTCGAGCGCAATTCGCACCATTTCCGAGGCCGGAATGCCCTTTTTGGCGGCCAAATTTTTGACTTTTTCGAGGGTTTCTTGGGGCAAAAACAGGTTCCAACGCTTCATTTTTCGTCCTTTTTTGGTGTGTATACACACATTCTACGGTATTTTTTAATTTTTTGGGCGTTTTTTAGGGGTCACGTGTGTATACACACGTAAGAGGTGTGTATGTCTTATTTTTTTGACGTGCTATGAGACTGCGCCCTAAGCGTAGGGGGCGGGGCGGGTGGGGGCGGGGGGCCTGTGGGGGGTGTCGAGTAGCAAGCCCGCCTACCTTGTAGGGGGTTGCGAGTAGCAAGCCTGCCTACCTTGTAAGGGTATCGCCCCTTCGCTGTCGCTCATTAAAAAATGAAGGTGTGTAATTGTTTGTGCTTACGGCGCATTGTGCTTTCACGGGCATGGGTCAACCATCGTTCGTAAGGCGTGTATTGTCATGTAAGGCAAAACGCAAACTCTGAAAACCTAGGCAGTTCAATCATTAAAAATTCGTAATCGGTGTCAGTAACGCATATGCGTGAAATGGGCCGACCCATGTATAGGCATGGGTGAGCTAATCCTATCGGTGAAATTCCACCGCATCACCTAAACCCGCAAGGGCATGGTGTAAACACATTCGGCAAATGTGGCGGTGGGTTTTGTGATGTATCTTGATTCGCAGGATATATCTTGAAACTTAAACTTTTGGAGTAATTTCATGTCAACAAACGCAATGCAAATCGCAATCATCGACAACGCACAATCTGGTGGCTTAGTCACCATGAACGCCAAGGGTAAAGCAGGCACATTCGCAAGGGCTATCGCCTTCGGCAATCGTGAAGCTCGCACAAACCTTGCGGCTGGTCTGATGCTCAAGCAACTGCAAAACGGTCAGTATCGCCCACTGGTGAATGACATTCTGACCTGCGGTCTTATCCCCAAGGCTAACCTTGACTGGGTTGCGGCGGGTATTCCATCGACTGGCGCAGTCAACAAAGAGGTCTTGGTCAATCTGTGCAAGCAGGTCAAGGGTGTGTATGACACCAAGAAAACCAAGAATGGTGACCCAGTTGTACTCAAGGGCGAAAAAGCCTTCGTGTTTGGATTCGTGTCGGCTATCGTGGCTGATGTTACTGAAACAACGATTGACGCCTAATGCGTACACACCAAGTCGCCAAGGGTACGATGTACCCAATGCCTCCCCTTCGCAAGGGTGAGGTAGACCGAGTAACTCAGGGGGGTCTACCTCCTGAGCCTTACCGCAGTGCCAACCACAAATGGGTCAGGGGTGCTAAGTTTGCCCGTGAACCATACGCCTCACAAGAAATCAAGCGTGAGGTATTCCATTCCACATCGGTTTGGGATGCAACAAAGCGCCAAGGGCGCGGAGCGTGGGTAGCCCCATAAGGTGTGTATGTGTATATCCAAAGGTGCGTATACACACCATGATTTGAATTAGCCAAGTAAAAAGTTGGATAATTCGTTTGGATAATTCGATTTCCTTTATGAATCAACCACTTAGGTCTTCTAATTATCCAATTATCCAATTATCCAAGAAAAAAGAGGATACATGTGGAATCTCGTGTGTCATGTGGATGTAAACGCAAAGCGCGCAAAGTTCACATAGCCCCAAAATTCCGCACCCCCTTTCCAGCCCTTGGCTAATTCAAGCAGGGTAAACCCTTAGTACCTCTCGCAGCCCAATATCCATGCGGGTTTCCAGACATACACACGCGATTTCTAATTATCCAGCCCCATTTCAATTTTGGATAATTCGATTTCGACCCTTGGATAATTGTACGGATTCTATATAGGTTATATATGTGTTCGTGTACAATGCGAATTCCTTCAACTTATATAGGTTCCATATATGTCCCGCTTCACCCGCCAAGTCCTCGTCTCCATGACACCCGAGATGCACGAGGCAATAAAACTCACAGCGTCCATAAATCAGACGACTGTCAATGCGGAAATCCGCAAGGCTCTTAGTGTGTATACACACGCTCAATCCTCCAAACCGACCGACCTCGATATAGATTGGGACGAACCAACATCCGAGGTCTGACATGCACATACACACCTTCAACCACGACTGGAGCACACCAATGCTTGTCCGAATCCTGCAAAAATTCGATGACCAACCCATCGACCTCATGGACGACGAACTAATCTTGTTCGAATATCCCGAAGACAACACCATTCAATTCAGTGATGACATACACACATCACGCCCATCAGCATACACATACACACCTTGGGAGCTAGCATGACCTTCACTAAAAACCAATCCGTTGTCCTGTCCATCATCGGTTGCATATCCGTGTTCATGGGCATATGTAGTGACGGCTCGTTTCTCGGCAGTATCTTATTAGTGTTCGGCGGGGCAGTAGTATGTGCAGCACTCATCACGCCCACGACTGAGGAATCAGACAATGACCAAGCACACTAATCGTGGCACGAGATTCGCTTTATGGGTGGACGATGGTTTCGGCAATCTGTCCCGCATCGGTATCAATCAACTGTCCGCCAGAATCATGGCGGGTTGGAGAGAGCTATGAATCACATACCCGAATGCCGACTGTGCGGGTTGGACTACCCATACGAACGATGGGCGCTTGGATACAAACTCTGCTGTGACTGCGGCGAATCCGAAGCCAAGCGGGTGACAAGGACTGTCGTGCCCATGCCCAAAAGCAACTACATATTAGTTACCGACCTGTCGCTCCTCAAGGGGCTCAACTCATCACACAAAGGAGGTGTGACATGACCAAAGCCGAACGAGTCCATGCCGTGGTCGCATGGTTGTATGTCAGAGAGTGTCTGCTCGAAGACTGCCATGCCGCTGTGATGGACTACGAGTTTACGAAGTTGTTGTTAGACCTGTACAACTGCTACCCTGACGAGTATCTGAAAGTGAGGGGCATGTAATGGCTTACATAACAGTAGACCTAGAACAATTCGATGACGAAGACATTCGTGACGAATACCACGCCAGAAACTTAGGCGACAACGACCCTGACGCACACCTTGTCTCAATCGACGACATGGAAATCCTCACCCGCATTTGGATTCACGACCGAGAAGGTCGCAAAGACGAGGCTTACACACTAATGCGTGAGTATGTACTCGAGAAGCTCAACAAGGTGGTGTGATGAACCTAAAACTCAGACCAAACAAACGAATCACTGATGTACTGCGCCAACCAACGTGGGACATATTCGACGACGTTGGCTACACCAACCGATGGATTGTGCAAATGCCTGACGGCACCTTCTGCCTAGCGTACAACGACACGGGCACGACCAAGCACTGCGACCCTCAACCTACCAAGGAACTGGCACTGGAATACCACCATGCCCTCAAGATAGCCGAAAAGCTAGAAGGTAGGGGAAAACCCGTACATATACAAGCCACATGGACTGAAACCAAGGAGCAAACATGACCGCACTACTAATAGATAGAGCATGCTTCGAGCGGGGGTGTGCTTGCTATGACCACCGAACCGCCGAAGAACCACCTGTTGAGGTGACCGAACACCAACGAGTGCAACTGCTGGTCAAAGACCAATACGGCGCAAAGGCGTTGCACCCACACAACGATACAGCCAAGACATTCGCCTCAATCGCAGGCACCAAGACCCTTACCCTGCCAACCATAAAGCACATCATGGCGCTTGGGTATTCCGTTGAGTATGTGCATGGAGAAATCAGCCTATGAAGAGAACCCTACTTGAAGAACTGCTGAGTGCGGAGGTAGTCCGTTCTACATGGCAGAGAAATCTGCTAATGGATATACGCAGGAAAGCATACACAGAAGCTATGCACTCGCAGCTCCAATACCTTTATTGGAATGATGAATATCTGCGCCTCTATCACGAGATAGCCGAGGACTACTGGGACTTTCGCCTAGCTGCTCGGGGTATGTCGCATAAGTGACACACCGAAACATACACACGTTAGACAATCTTTTTTCAACCACCAAAGGAAACCACCATGCGTTATTCACACATCAAAACATCCATCGCCGAGCAATTCAAAGTTGACGGCGGCAACAAAATCGTCCCATTCATCCTCGGTGCGCCGGGCGGCGGCAAGTCTGCCTGTGCTCGTGAGGTTATCTCCGAACTCGATATCCCACCTGAGAATGTCGTGGAGTTCACGGCTTCGTTGCGTGACCCTGTCGATGTGCTTGGCACACCTAACAACACTGGCGAATACACACGATGGGTTCCACCCGAAGAGTTCTATCGCTTGCGT